AATACCATGGATATGGATTCAGAAGTCAATGCGGCTCTTGATATCCTAGCTGAGTTTTGCACACAAAAAAATAAAAAGAATGATACACACTTTGAATTTAAGTTTTATAAAAATGCAACCAATTCAGAAGTACAGATATTAAGTGAATACCTAAAACAATGGTATAAGGTACAGCGTTTTGAAAATAGAATGTTCCGTATCTTTAGAAATACTTTCAAATACGGAGATGGATTTTTTGTTAGAGATCCAGAAACTAAAAAACTATATCATGTTGATCCTTCCAAGGTAAACAGAATAATTGTAAATGAATCAGAAGGTAAAAAACCTGAGCAATATGTAATTAAAGATGTTACATTTAACTTCAAGGATCTAGTTGCTACCAAGGCTCTACAAACAAACGGAAATATCACAGGAGGTGGCCAAGGATATCTTACTGGTGGTATAAGAGGAATGACTGGACAAGGTGCTGGAGAGCTTGGAAATAGATTTACTGTAGAACAAGGTGAGATGGCAGTTAACGCTGAACACGTTTTTCATCTTAGTTTGTCTGAAGGATTAGATAACAATTATCCATTTGGTAACTCACTGTTAGAAACAGTTTTCAAAGTTTACAAACAAAAAGAATTATTAGAAGATGCGATTATTATTTACAGAGTGCAACGTGCACCTGAACGTAGAGTTTTTTATGTAGATGTAGGCAACATGCCGTCACACCTTGCAATGCAGTTTGTGGAAAGAGTAAAAACAGAAATACATCAAAGACGTATACCGTCCAAGACAGGCGGGGGTACAAATGTTATAGACAGTAGTTACAACCCGTTGTCAATCAATGAAGACTACTTTTTCCCACAAACAGCAGAAGGTCGTGGATCTAAAGTTGAAACACTACCAGGCGGAACTAACCTAGGAGAAATTGATGATCTCAGATATTTTACTAATAAGCTCATACGCGGTTTACGAATCCCTAGTTCATACTTGCCAACCGGGGCTGATGACAGCAATGCTCAGTACAATGACGGTAGAGTAGGTACAGCGTTTATACAAGAATTACGTTTTAATACCTATTGTGAAAGATTACAAAACTTACTAGTTGACGAATTTGATCAAGAATTTAAAAGATACTTGTTAGAAAAAGGCATGAACATTGACACAGCAATGTTTGATCTTAAATTTATGCCTCCGCAAAATTTTGCGGCTTACAGACAAACAGAACTAGACAATCAGCGTATTGGTTCTTTTGCACAAATACAAGCAGTTCCATTCTTATCCAATAGATTTGCACTTAAGAGATTTTTAGGACTATCAGAAGAAGACATAGCAGAAAACGAAAGACTGTGGGCTGAAGAAAACGATGAAAACTTAACTCCACCTCAAGGTGATGCGGCAGGAGAAATGAGAGGCGTTGGCATCAGTAGTGCAGGAATATCTGCTGATATATCAGGCGCAGAAGATCAAATTGATATTGAAAATACAGAAGAAGGTGGAGAAGGAACACCACCAGAAACAGCAACAGGAGATGCAGGAGCGGCTCCGCCCCCACCAGGCGGTGAACCACCACCTCCAGCATAAATACTAGTATGATACTGAGAGAAATATTTTATTATGATAAAGAAACCATGGAACCTGTCGAAGATAACAGGTATGAACCTCAGTATGACGATTCTATCGTTGACTTAGATGATACCCGGCAAACACGATTGACACTACGTCAAATCAATCGTGCCAGAAAAGCAAGTGAGCTACATACTAAAGAGAAAGCCAAAGACAATGATTTGGTTAGGGCAATGTATGGAATAGCCGCTCAGCAACAGGCGGCCGGAGTATGATAGTTGGCAAAGCTAGACAAGCGTAATTATACAAAACAAGAATGGCACGTAATACGTGAACAACGGCGTTTTGAAAAATTACAAAAAAAGCACAAAAAACTTTCCCAAACAGATACCACAAAAAGAAATAATCAAATTGCATTTGTTTTAGGTAACGGATTATCAAGACAAGGTATAGATTGCCAAGAACTTTCTAAAATAGGAAAGGTATACGGTTGCAATGCTTTGTATAGAACCTTTACACCTGATTATCTAGTTGCAGTAGATGTAAAGATGGTTTTAGAAATTAACAAAACCGGATACCAAAAGAAAAATGAAGTTTGGACCAATCCTAACAGAGCATATGACAGAATGCAAGGTTTTAATTTTTTCTCACCATCAAAGGGATGGAGTAGTGGTCCAACAGCTTTGTGGTTAGCATCACAGCACGGATATCAAAAAATTTATATTTTAGGTTTTGATTTTAGGGGACTAAAGGAAGGCACAAAGTTTAACAACATATATGCAGATACTCCGAATTATAAAAAAAGTGAAGATGGTGCTACATTTTTTGGAAACTGGTTAAGACAAACCAGAGCCGTTGTGCAAGAAAATACACAAATTAACTTTGTAAGAGTTATAACACCTGATAACTACAACCCCGATGAACTAAATAACTTTGCAAACTACAGCGTCTGCAAAGTAGACGATTTTATGAAAATCTATGATCTTTCATAGCGATTTTTACCAAATTCGCTCGTTTTCGCCTATTATCTAGGTGTTTTTCCCAAATAAAGTAAATATATTATATGACAGCCTTACCAAATAGGTAAATTTTAACATTTATAGGAGATTAAAATGGCAAAAAACAAATTTGAAGAAATGCTTGAGCATCTCGTAAATGAGGATCGCGAAAAAGCAGAAGAACTCTTCCACGATATTGTGGTTGAGAAATCCAGAGGAATTTATGAGAACTTACTTGCTGACGAGATAAAAGAAGAGTCAGACGAGGAAGTTGAAGAAAAAAATGATGAAGAAGTTGATGAAGCCTCTAAAGATGAAGAAGTAGACGAAGCGTCAAAAGACGAAGAAGTTGATGAAGCATCTAAAGATGAGGAAGTAGACGAAGCATCTAAAGAAGAAACTGACGAAAAGGTTAAAGAAGATTTTGACCTTGATGAGTTTGAAGTTGAAGCCGATGACGACATGGAAGGCGGAGACATGGACATGGATATGGGCGATGACCCAGAAATGGACATGGGAGACGAAGGCGAAGCTGAAATGGGCGACGAAGGCGACATGGAAGATAAGATTGCAGACCTTGAAGACGAATTGGCTGATTTGAAAGCTGAATTCGACGCAATGATGGGTGACAAAGAAGGTGGCGATGACGAAGATGACATGGAAATGGGCGGCGATGCAGAAGATGACATGGCTGGCGACATGGAAATGGAACCAGAAGAAGAGTCAATTGAAATTGTCCCTGAAGAAACCAAAGACGAAGTAGAGGAATCTAACAAGTCAGCGGCGGAGCAGATGAGAGAATATGTCGAAAAAGTGAATGTTTCACATAGCGACGGTGCAGATAATAAAAAATCTGTTGTAGCTAGTAAAAACGACATGGGAGGAACTGCTTCTAACTTGGTACAGAATCAAGAAGGCGAAACCAAAGGAACAGCTGGTGGATTAGCAAATCCTAGCACAAAAGAAGATAGTGCTGGAAATGTTAACGTTCCAGGTGGTAAAGCTGGTAAGTCAATGAAATCTATGCCAAAAGGCCACGGAGCTGAAAAGAAAGGCTCAGGCGAATCTGGAACTAATAGCAAACCAGTTATTGGTTCTTAATAAGGACTAAGGTAGATGAACTTTCTTAGAGAACATCTTTCATTCGACCAGGCAAACATTGTCGTGGAGAATGCCAATGATGGAAAAGACCTGTATATGAAGGGTATTTGTATTCAGGGCGGTGTTAAAAACGCAAATCAGCGTGTTTATCCTGTAAATGAAATTGGCAGGGCTGTCAAAACTCTTAACGATCAGATTACTGGCGGATATAGTGTACTAGGAGAAGTAGATCATCCAGAAGGACTTACAGTAAACCTAGATCGTGTAAGCCATATGATCACAGAAATGTGGATGGATGGCCCAAACGGTTACGGAAAGCTAAAAATTTTACCAACCCCTATGGGAAAACTAGTAGAAACAATGTTGCAAAGCGGAGTAAAACTAGGTGTTTCCAGTAGGGGCTCTGGTAACGTAAAAGAAGACGGATCCGGCGAAGTGTCGGATTTTGAAATAATTACGGTGGATGTGGTAGCACAACCTAGTGCTCCTGGAGCATATCCTACACCGATTTATGAGCATTTAATGAATGCACGTGGAGGCTACAAGGCATACGAACTAGC